AGGGGCTTGGTGAACTTGAACCTGAAACGATGGCTTACACTGCTATGGACCCAACAACTCGCTATTTAAAGCGTATTACAGTTGGTGATGCTGAAGAGATGGCAAAAGCAGTTGAAATGTTTATGGGGACAGAAGTGAAAGATCGTAAGGAGTATATTGAAGAGAACCTTCATAAATACATTGACTATACTGCTTAATGCGGTGTAGTCAAAATTTATTTAGTTTTGTAGAAATATTTTTGTTTACATAAAGTAGTCATTTAGATTATAATTAATTTAGAAACATAAATTAATTATTTTTTGGGAGGGATACTTCATGAAACAATGTTTGAACTGTGGAAGAAAAATGAATCATGGGTACTTCTGTGAAATTAAGTGTGAAATGGAGTACTGTGAAAAAATGAACGAGGAGCAAATGTTATGTACGGATACATATACCTTACAACTAATTTAAAAAATGGTAAGTTATATGTAGGTCAACACAAAGGTAACTTTAATCGAAGTTACCTTGGTACTGGTCTTGCTATAATAAATGCCGTTAAAAAATACGGACGAGAGTCATTTAAAAATGAAATTATTTGTTACTGTCGTTCAAAAGAAGAACTTGATAAAATGGAAGAATTTTTTATTGATAAGTTAAACGCAGTAAAGAATCCAATATTTTACAATCAAGTTAAAGGTGGAAGAGGTGGGATAATCTATGAAGATAGGAATAAAGAAAACAATCCTTTCTTTGGTAAATCTCAAACAGATTATCAAAAGCAACAAGTAAGTAAAGCTCTAAAAGGTCGTAAGAGGTCTACTGAAGCTATTGCAAAGCAACCACAAAACCAAAAAGGTAAGGAAATATCTGAAAGTCATAAACAAAAGTTAGGTAAGAAACAACTTATACTTGATACCTTAACAAATGAAATTTTTGAGTTTAACTCAATTAAAGAAGTTGTTGAAAATCTTAAAATAAAAAGACACGACTATGACAATGCCAAAAGATATAAGAAACTTATTATTGGTAGGTATCAAATAGTCAAGGAGGAAGAAAAGTATGGCCGTCATTGATATAACTGCAAAAGATATAATAACTGAAAATATGTTAGACTTTGGTGCATATGTGATATTACAAAGAGCAATACCCGATATTAGAGATGGTCTTAAGCCAGTCCATAGACGTATCTTATATACAATGCACTTGGAGAAAGCTACAAAACTCACAAAGTCTGCAAATATCGAAGGGTCAGTGATGAAAATCCACCCACACGGCTCAACTTATTCTACCATGGTAAATATGGCCCAGAAGGATCGACAATCTTTACAGTTTATTGTTGGTAAAGGTAACTTTGGTCAAGCAACATCAAGAGATCTAGCACCAGCAGCTGCTCGTTATACTGAAGTTAAATTATCAGATGTTTCAGTAGAAGCTCTATCTCAACTAAATAAAAATTTAGTAAACTGGGTACCTTCTTATGACGGATCAATAATGATACCTGAAGTACTTCCTGTAAGCTTTCCTTGGATTCTTACACAAGCTTCAAGTGGTGTTGCTTATGGTATGGCTTCTTCAATTCCTTCTTTCAATTTAAAAGAATTGACTAATGCTATGATTAAGTTTATTAATGAAGGTAAAAAGATTCTTTTAATCCCAGATTTTTCAACCAAGGGATATATTGTAAACAATCAAGAAGTATTTAAGAAGATTAATCTTGAAGGTTCTGGATCAGTTCAAGTTCGAGGCAAAGCTGAAGTTGATGGATACAGTGTCTTAATAACTGAAATACCTTATTCAACAACTCGAGAAGCAATTATTGATAAGATCGTTGAGTTGTCAAAAGATAAGTTAAAAGAGGTTGCTGAAGTTAAAGACTTAACAGGATTAAAAGGTATGTCAGTTCGTGTAAGGTTTAAACGAGGAACTGATATGAAAATTGCTCTTGAAAAATTATATCAACTTACATCTTTACAATCTTCTTACAGTACAAACTTAAACGTCTTGATTAATGGTTCTCCAAGAGTTATGGGCGTTTGGGGAGTTATTACAGAGTGGTTGAAATGGCGTAAGATGACAATTCAACGGGGACTTAATTTTGATATTGCTAAATTAGAGAAGGAACTTCATTTCTTACGAGGATTAGAGAAAGTACTTCTTGATATTGATAAAACAATTGAAATAATTAGGAAGTCACCTTCACATCAAATTGAAGAAGTACTAATGTCTTACTTTGGTATTGATGAAGTTCAAGCAAAAGCAGTTGCTGATATGAAACTTCGTAATATTAATGAAGATTATATCATTAATCGGATCAAAGATATTCAAAAACTTGGAGACAAGATTGATGATTTAAAAGATCTTGTACAAAATGATGAGCGTTTAAATCAAGTTATTATTAAAGATCTCGAAGAAGCTCGTGATAAATATGGAGTTGACCGTCAAAGTAAAGTTATTGAAGTCAACACTGAAAAAATTAAAGCAGTTAAAAAGCAAATGGAAGAAATCCCTGATTACCCAGTTAAACTTTTTGTAACAAGAGAAGGATATGTTAAAAAGATGAAACTTGGTTATGGTGAAGCTTCCGACCAATACGTTAAGCCGGGTGATGAAATTGTCAATGAATACAGTACTTTTAATCGTGCTGAGTTCCTTATTTTTGGTGATGATAAATGCTGTTATAAAGTCAAGATCTCAGATATTGAGGAAAGTAGTAATAGGGCGCTTGGTACCTTTATTAAATCACTTTGTGATCTTAGCGGCAGCATTGTCGGTACTTCTATTATTGATACTCTCCATGAGTTTATTATTATTAGTTATGATAACAATAAGGTAGCAAAAATTAAGCTTGACTCATTTGAAGGTAATCGTAAGAAACTTGCAAATTCATTAGCAAAAAATGCAGGAGTTGTCGGTATCTTGACATTTAAAGAAGAAGGTAAATTTATTATTAAGTCTGCAAATGGTGAGATTGAATTAATGACTTCAGGCTTTGAATTAAAAGAACGTTGGACTCAAGGTGTATTTGCAGCAAGGAAAGGTAAACCGATCTCTATAAGAAAAGTGTAATTATATTTATTTAAAATGAATATTTTATATTGAAAAATACGGTCCGTAGCGGCCGTATTTTCATTTGTAGTTTACATTAAATGTTTTTTCATATATAATGTTTATGTAGATTTTAAACATGAAATGGAGGATTTTAAAATGCTTAAAAAAGGATCCGTTATTACAGTAAAACATATTCAGTCGGGTAGGGGTATTACTTATCTTATTATAGAGGATAAGATCCATAATATGTTTAGGTTAGTTAACTTAACAAGTAATAATCTTATGACAAACTTTGAGACAGCTAATCCGGAAAATGCAAGAAATTATATTGAGAAAGTATTAAAGTGTATAATTGTGAAAGTGAGTGAATAATATGCCTCATAATGTATTAAGTGATGGATTACTTGAAAGTTATTTCGGTAACCATAATCACTCTGACAGATCTAATTTTCGTTTAAAAGATTGCATAAATAAAGTAGGCACTTTAATTGATTATGCAGTTAAAATAGGTTTAGCAGGTATTGCTATTACAGATCATGAGACTCTTGCTGCTCATGTTGAAGCAATTAAATATGTTCAGAAAAATAAAAAAGAAGGTAAGATTCCTCAAGACTTTAAATTAGGTTTAGGTGATGAAATTTATTTAGTTGATGATGAAGTAGTTGCCACTGCAGTACTAAACAATGAACCGATTAAATATTATCACTTTGTACTAACTGCTAAAGATAAGTTTGGTTATCAAGGTTTGAAAGAAATTAGTTCACTAGCATGGGAAAACAGTTTTTGGCACAGAGGTATGGAGAGGGTTCCTACTTATAAGAAGGATCTTGAAAGAATTATGGAAAAATACAAAGGACATATTCTTGCTGCTACAGCTTGTTTAGGTTCCGAGTTTGACCAAACAGTATTAAGATATGCTAAAGAACCGACTCAAGAAAATAAAATTGCAATTCATAAACTTATTACTTGGTATAAGAAACTATTCGGGGATGACTTTTATATTGAAATTCAACCTTCGTATAATGAAGAGCAGGTTCTTTTTAACAAGAATGCTTTGTTTATTGCTGATGCCTATAAGATTAAAACAATCGTAGCAACTGATGCTCATTACTTAAACAAGGAACAAGCCAAGATTCATGAAATTTATCTTAAAGCAGATGAAGGCGAACGTGAAGTTGCGGAGTTCTATTCTTCTACTTATGTAATGTCTTCAACAGAAGTTTATGAGTATATGAAAGATTATATTCCTTTAGAAAAGATGAATGAAATTTTTAACAATACACTCGATCTTATGAGTACTATTGAAGATTTTGATCTTGCTCATGAAATTATCGTACCTCCTATTGAAGTACCTGAGTTTGAATTACTTCATTTATTTAAGGATTACTATGATAAATATGAGTGGGTAAGGCGCTATTCTATTAGTCCGCGGAAAGAAGATCAGTATCACTTATATCAAGTTGAAAAAGGTTTTATTAAATATCGCCAAGAATTAAATGAAGAAAATATAAGTCGTATCAATGAAGAATACAAAGAATTATGGTTAACAAGTGAAAAGATAGGACAAGCGGTATCTGCCTATTATACATTAACACAAGTGGTTATTGATTTAATGTGGACAGTTTCTTTTGTAGGGGTTAGTCGTGGATCAGCTGCGTCTTATTACACTAACTACTTATTGGGTATTGTTCAATTAAACCCTATCAAGTACGGTCTACCTCATTGGCGACATCTTACTCATGAAAGACCCGAGATGCCCGATATTGATATTGATTCTGAAGCAGCTCAGCGTGAGTCAATTATGAGAATTACAAAAGAAAAATTTGGGTTTGAGAATGTTTTAAATATTAGTACTTTAACAAAGGAAAAAACAAAGTCAGCTATTCTTACAATCTGTCGAGGTATGGGCATTGATAATGATATAGCACAAAATATAGCGAATTTGGTCCCTACAGACAAAACTGGGATGTGGACTCTTCGTGAATGTTTAGAAGGTAACCCTGAAGAAGGTAAAAAGCCTATTAAAGAATTAGTTGAAGAATTTGCTCAATACCCAGGTTTATTAGAAGCAATTGAGACTGTTGAAGGATTAACTTCAGGTAGATCTGTTCATGCTTCAGGTGTTTATATTTTTAGAGATGGTTATCTTGCACAGAATGCTATGATGAAGACAACAGGCGGTCAGTATGTTACTCAATTTAATATGGGTGATTCAGATTATCAAGGCGGGTTAAAACTTGACTTTCTTACAATAAATGCACTTGATCGGATGCGCTCATGTATGGAATTATTACTTGAGTATGGTAAGATTGAGTGGCAAGGATCTCTCCGTGCTACTTATGAGAAATATTTACACCCCGACGTGCTTGAGATGGAAGATCCTGAAATGTTTAAGTTATTATATGAAGGTCAGATCAATGATGCTTTTCAGTTTGATTCTGCGGTAGGTTCACAAGCAGTGCAAAAGATTTATCCACAGAACTTTTACGAGTTAGAAGCAGGTAACTCATTAATGAGACTTTCACCTGAAGGTGGAGAATCGCCTCTTGATAAATATGTAAGACACAAGAAGGATATTACTGAATGGTATCGAGAGATGGATAAAGCAGGTCTTACTGGTGAAGAACAAGAATTAATTAAAACATATCTTGCTCAGAACTATGGACTATGTGATACTCAAGAAGCTATGATGCTTATTTCTATGGATCCTCGTATTTCAAACTTCGGACTGACTGAAGCAAATAAACTTCGAAAAGGTGTTGCAAAGAAAAGTCAGGAAGTATTAGAAGAATGTTGGATTATGTTTGAAAAAGGTTGTTTAGAAACAGGCTGTTCTGAAAATCTTAAACAATATGTATGGAATGTCTTATTTAAACCCCAGTTTGGTTATTCATTCTCCTTGCCGCATATTGCTGGGTATACTATGATTCTTATGCAAGAACTAAACCTTGCAACTAAATACGGAGTTATTTTTTGGAAGACTGCTTGTTTGTCTGTAAACTCTGGTTTGTTCGGTGAAAAAGAAGGAAGTACTAACTATGGAGCCGTTGCAAAAGCTGTTGGTGATATGAAAGGCGTAGTATTGAACCCAGATATTAATCGTTCAAAGTTGGGATTTACTCCACTTGAAGATGAAGGTCATATTCTCTTTGGATTGAAACCGATCTCAGGATTAGGTAAAGATGCTGTTGCAGCGATTATGGAATTGAGACCTTTTAGTTCATTCGACGACTTCATGGATAGAGCAGTATTAAACGGTCCTATCACTGAGAAAAAAGCAATTATTTTAATTAAAGCTGGCTGTTTTGATAAGTTATATCAAGATAGACGTCAATTGATGATTGAGTTTGTAAATAAAGTTGTAGTACCTAAGGAAAAATTAACTATGACTAATTTACCTCATATCATTCAACATGCTCCTGAAGAATTGAAAACAGAGGTTGAACTTTATTACTTCCGTAATTCAATTTTTGGTAGAAATAAAAAGCCCATGAATAAAGAAATTGAAGCATACTTTATCAAACATTTTACAGATAAAGTACAATATACTTTTAATGAAGGTAAATTAGTTATTGATGAGAAGTCATTTGATAAAGTTTATAAGAAAATGATTGAACCACTTCGTCTATGGGTCATCTCATCTGAAGCTGCAGATCTTTTTAATAAGAAAAAGAAACGAGAATTTTGGTTAGATAATTGTACAGGAACTATTGAACAGTGGGAAATGGAGACTGTTGTATTCTACTCTGATAAGCACGAACTTGATTATGTTCCTCTTAATAATTATTTTAATATATCAAAATTCAGTGAAATTAGACCCGATGTTATTACAGGTTATAGGAAGTGGGGAAAGGCTAATTTTCCTATTTTTGAACTTTCACTTATTGCTGGTACAGTTGTTGATAAAAATAAGGATAAGCACCTTGTTTATATTTCAACTCAAGACGGAGTAGTGGCGGTTAAGTATTCAAAGGGTTCATTCTTGCACTATGATAAAAAGATTGTTAGAGTCAATGGTAAAGACAAAGAAGTATTAGATCCATCTTGGTTTGCACGAGGTACAAGACTTGTAATTGTTGGAAGAAGACGTGGAGATGAGTTTATTCCAAAGGTTTATAAAGATACTCCTTACAATCATACAACAATGAAGATCTCCTCATATAATAAAAATGATGTGCAAATACAATTGGAAAAAGTGCATTTATAGCGACAAAAACGACGTTTACAATCCGATATTTTCTATATATAATGTAATTGTACATGGAAAAACAATCGTTTAATATAGAGGATTTTAAACGTCTTATTTCTAAAATAGGAAGTGAAAAAATGAAAAAAATAACTGCAGTTTTTCTTGCGGGAATATTAATGTTATGGAAACTTTTTTGTGAAATCTTTTTCTCTGCAATTTTTTGCTCAATTATATTTATAGGACTTTACTTTAGTATTGGGTATCAAATTGGAGAAAGTTTCTTTGATAGTCTATGGCGAATGTTAGTACTTTGGTATTTATTACTCTTTTTTGTTAACTATTTTATAAATAATATAAATAAAAAATAATTGTCATATTTTAAACTTCTATGTAAAAATAATGTTATATTTTAATATATTTGTATTTACAATATTAAAATTCAGATATATAATAAATAATATGTTGATAAAACATTATTTTAATAACATTATAATTTCTTAGGGGGAACAATGACAATATGAAAAATCTTTCTGCTGAACAACAAAAAGCTATTGCTTTTGCACTAGCAAAGTTTAACGAAGCTGCACAGGAATTAGCAGCCGCCCTTGAACAATCAGGATACAAGCTGGAAACGGCTCCTGAATATTTAGAGGATGTTGAAGATTTTGCATATGACATTCTTACTATGACAGAAGATGAACTTGAAGCACTTGAGGAAGTCACTGTTTCAGCAGAAGGGAAAGAATTAATTAATGCTTAAAACTTGGAGGATATTATGACTGAAAAAACAACTTTACAAATGATTTTGGATAAGCAAGCGGAGTTTCAACAAAAATGGGGTTACAAGCCCGGAGAGAACAGCGATCAAGAAATCGCTGCTCTTATACATGAACACTCCGCTCAAATAATTGAAGAGACAATTGAAATGCTTCGTGAGTTGCCGTTCCATAAGAGATGGAAAGATTATTCAACTTGGGATTCAGAAAAAATGATTGAACAGTTTGGTAAAGCTCGTGGAGAATTAATTGATGTATTAATCTTCTTAGCAAATGTTGCAGTGTTCCTCGATATGGATGAGGAACTTATTAAAGAAATGTATTTAGAAAAACTTGGAATTAATTACAAACGTCAAGAGGATCCTTCGCTTGGATATGTTGCGGAGGTAACAAAATGAGATTAATACTTAGCGGCAATACGTTGAGGGCTGGTAATATTGAGATTGGTTCAACTGTAACAACCTTCGGACCAAACGGTGAAGAAACGGTTGTTGAAAGACCTTCGTATTTGATTAAAGATGATGGTACAAAGGTTGAACTAACAAAAGAACAAGCAAAGCAATATGGAATAGGTAATTAAAAATTGAGGCACTCCTTTATGGGGTGTCTTTTGTTGTATTTTGTCACAAATTGTCAAGTAGAAAATTGTATTTATAGTTTACAGTTTTGGAATTTAGTGTTATTATTAATATATACAAAATATTACAAACATTTTAAAAAGTGGTTTATACAACATGAATTTTGCATATAATAATAATACGATAAAAAACAATAAAAATTTGAGGAGAGATTTAAGATGACTATGAGAGAAGAGATTAACATTGTAAAAACATTTATTGAGGAAGAGTGTAAGAATAATGTCAAGGTTGTATATGCTGAAAAAAATGAATGGTTGCTTTTAAAAACAGCGGATAGGAACAAGACATTTGGTGCAGTAAGATTTAATAAAAACTCATTTGCTTCATTATACTTGGATACTAAAGAAAATTATAATATGTTTGAAATACTTAGGGGTAATGAAGAATATAAAAATATGCAAGCTGATATTCAATCAAGATTACTTGGAAACTTTGTACAAAATAAGATTAAATTTTATAATGAAGATCAAATAATCTTCTTGCTTAAACTAATTAATAAAGTAATGGATGAAGACGCTATTCATATCGCTAAGAAAGTAAGAAATAAAAACAAAAGAATTGAACAATTAACTGATAATGAAGAAGGTAAAAAAGAAGCCGTGAGTGCATAACTCGCGGTTTTTATTTTGAGTTTACAAAATTTAAAAAAGTAGATATAATGTATATGTATCATTAAATGGAGGTGACAGCTTTGTCAAAAGCAACAATAACAAAGGAATTTAAAGGTGGGAGTATGGCACGAACTTTCCTTATTCAAAAAGAAAATGACAGAGTAGTTAGGAAAGTAGCATCTATGAAAGATGGTCTAGGTGCAGAAAAATTAATGAGTCAATGGCGTTGGTTATTTGAGTTTGATGAGAAAGACTTATTTCCTGCTGTAGACTTTTGTGTTATTACAAAGGATCTTCTCTATTATGACATGGAATATATTGAGCTTGATAGTTTCAGAGATTATATCATAAAAGAAGATGATCTTGATGGAATGATTCTTCATGATATTTTAATAGCAGGTTCTAAAATTGCTACTCCGATACTTGGTTCTTATGATGGTGGAAAGTCTACTTATATTAAAGATAAGCACCTAAAGAAAATGGTTGAAAGATGTAAAGGTCTTGCTCCATATGATTTTTATAAGCTTGATGAAATTTATATAAATGGAAAACTTTATAAGAATCTTCATAAGCTTATTGAGGAAATTATAAATGATAATGAATTAATGGAATTGTTAAAACCTAAATGTTGGTTTAGGTCCCATGGCGATTTTACTTTTCAAAACATTCTTGCAGATGAGTTTGAAGTTAAAGTGATTGATCCTCGTGGCGAAGGCTCAGATAGTATTTATTATGATATTTCAAAATTATATCAGTCTTGCCATGGAAAATATGATTTACTTTATGAAGGAAATTATACAGCTTGGACTGATGGAAGAACTGATACAATTAATTATAAGATTCACAATAATGTAGAAAAGTTTAACGGTGTGTTTAAAGCACTACGTACATTAATCCCTGATTATTATGAACTTCATGATGAGCATTGGGAGTTAATTACAAAATTCTTTGAAGCAAGTCACTTTATCTCAATGACTCCATTTAGGTTAAAAGAGAATGGCACCATTACTGCCATCTGTTATGCAATTGGGATTCAAATATTAAACGAAGTATTAGAAGAATGGGAGACGATTAAGAATGGAACTAACACAAATTTTACAAGAGTATAATATCAATAAAAAGAAAGCTTTATTATTTGATGTTGATGGAACACTTGCTCAGACTATGGAATCACACAATAAAGCTTATGAATTAGCATTTTCACTTAATGAGGTTCCATTTAATATGGAAGAACATAAAAAATGGGCACCTTATGGTGGAAAAATCTTAATGGAAGAAACTGTTGTTAAAAAAGGTTATGCTGAAAAAGTTGATGATATTATAAGAGATAAACAAAGACTTTTACAGTTCACCTTAGAAAAATATATGGAGCCGAATGAAACGTTAGTACAACTTATTAAGGACAAACATGAAACACACTTAATTGGAGTTGTATCAAATGGACGTAAGAGAAGTATTCAACAAATTCTTGATGCTTTAGGATTAACATTTTATGTTCACCATCTTACAACCTCAGATATTTTAGGACAAGCAAAACCATCTCCTGAAGCTTATAATTATACTATGCTTATGCTACAAGTTAAACCTGAAGAAGTTATTGTATTTGAAGATAATCAAATTGGTTTTCAAGCTGCTGAAGCTGCAGGAATAGAAGCTATCGTTGAAGTCAAATATGAGGATGAGTGAAGAAGATGAATTTTAAAGGGATTATTTTAGCAGGTGGACAAGGTTCTCGATTGTCCCCTCTAACTGATATTACAAATAAATTCTTAATGCCGGTTTATGACAAGTTAATGATTGAGTATTCGGTTTATACTTTAGCTGAAGCAGGAATTAAAGATATTGCTATTATTCTTGGAACTAAATCAGCAGGAGAAACAATGGATTACCTTAAGTCAGGTAATAAGTATGGAGTTAGATTTACATACTTTTATCAAGATCGACCGATGGGAGTTCCTAATGCTTTACAACAAGCTCAATACTGGGCAGGGGATAGTAAAATTGTAGTTCTTTGTGCTGATAATATCATGTATGACAAGTTAGAACCATTCCTAAAAGAATATCAGTACGGTAATGAAGGTGTAGGGTGTTTAATTAGTACAAAGCAATTTAAGAATACTGAGACCCTCAGAAGGTTTGCTATCTTAGACTTTGATAATGAAGATTATCCTTGTGAGTTGGTTGAAAAGCCTCACAATCCACCTTCTGAATTTGCTTTCTGCGGTATCCAAATTTACGATAGTAATGTCTGGGATATTATTGATAATCTTCGATTATCACCTAGAGGAGAATACGAGATTACCCATGTTATTAATCAGTATATTAAATGGGGAGAGTTTTCACACCGTCCTTTAACTGATACTTGGTTTGATTGTGGAAATAAAGATGCTTTATTTGAAGCACAACAATATGCTTTTTTAAAAGCTAATGCGGGGGAATTAGAATGAGAGTAACTTTAATTGTACGTTGGGAAGATATTGAAAAATATGAGCGTGGAGAAGTGATTGAAGCTTCACGCCAACAAGATAAAAGTGAAATTTTTGAATATTATCACGGAGATCTTATGGAAGTCTTAGTACCAACTAGAGATATTGTTGGTCGTGAAGATAAAGTTGTAAGAGGTATGGTTAAAGGAACCTTCTCTAAATTTTTAATTCAAAAAATGTAGAAAAATAATTAAATAAAGTTTACCAAATATCATTCAGTATATATAATGTATATGTATTGGATGATATTTTTTTTATGAGGAGGAACGGTAATGAGCAGCCTTGAAAAATACGGTATCACAATGACTGAAGGCAAAGATGAAGCTTGGGGAAGAATTGGTGGAGTATCACCAAAAGTTCTTGGTACTTCAAATGGAAAGAAAGTCTTAATTAAGGCAGGTACACATCATGATAGTCGAGATTGTTTAGCTGAGTACTTTGCATACAAATTGGGACAAGCAATTGGAATTGCAGTAAATGAGGTTAAGCTCATTGATTGTGGACTACTTATTGGTTTAGATTATGATTTATGTTCTGTTCATACTTGGGAAGAAGATTTTATAACAGCGAACAACTATGGCGGTAAACTTGATAGTGGAGCAGAAGATAGACTTGCACTTTTTGATGAAATTTTATACAATGATGATAGGCATGGTAGTAACTATGGAGTACTTAATGATAATTTATTTTGTATTGACCATGGTTTTGCTGAACCTTGGGGTCAAAGAGTTTATCAAGATGGACGATTGCTTCTTAATCGTGTAGCAAAAGAAACTACTAAAGAAGTAGTAGAAAAATTTATGTCTTTAACCGTTTATGACTTTGAGGAAATGGTTAAGTCACCAATAGACATTAAATATAATGAGGAACTTTGTAAAAAAACTGCAGAAATTGTAAGTCGAATGTTAAAAGTTCAAGAGATTATTAGAGAATATAAAAAGGAGATGGCAGCATAATGAACGTAGTAACTGGAAAGTTAGGACGCTCGACGTTCTTTGACCGTAATAAGTGGAAAGATTCAGCGGGTAATAATGAGTTTCCTATTTTAATCAGCGCTATTGCGAAACTTAATCCAAATAATACTTATTATTTTATTGGAAAATCAGACCTAAGTCGTGTTGGAAAAGAAGTTTATGATTTTTGGTTTCCTCATGGAAATGTAATTGATGTTTGGACAGAGTTTAAACCAAAAGAACATGATCCAACAACTTGGGTTGTAAATCAGTTGGAAGGAATTGAGATAGATTATGGTATCATTCATGGAGGTATGTGTTCTCTTTCTATACCCAATCGTATTTATTGCTTGGACAGAAAGACTGGCAAACCCATCATTGGCAAACTCCGTTCGCCTATTCAGTCTCTCGTTAATTACGTTAGTCCTATCACTTATTATCTTAATGAATCAGGTATAGATTGGCTTACTATAACTTCAGATGGTCGTTATATGCCTTTACCTGCTCGTGATCTTTTAAATCCTGAGAAAATTAGTCTTGGAGTTAGAGAAGGTAAAATCGAGATTGAACGTATGAAGTCATATGAAGATCAAGAGACTATGGTTAAACATAAAATTGATCTAAGATATGGTTATGCGGAATTTCAATATCTTCTTGATAGTAAATGGAATACTTTCCGTCACAATGAGGAAAAGACCCAGAAAGTTGCTTTATTCTTCCATCAGTACGATAATAAAAAACGTATTAAAGCCATTCAAGAAGTGGTTGATGCTTTTGGAGAAAATGAAATTGTTGTTTATGGAAAGTGGGATATGCCTGACAATCCAAAGTATAAAGGCTCCGTAACCTTTGATGAATTACAAACAATCCTACCATCCGTAAAATATACTTTTACTTACCCAATCATTGACGGAGATATTTCAGGTAAATGGGTTGAAGCAGTAACAAATGGAATTATTCCTTTCTTCCATAAATCATATGATAAAGACCGCTTGTTGGTTAAATATCATAAGGTACCTGAATGGTTATATGTTGAAGATGCTGTAGATATGAAAGCTAAGATTGACTATCTTGAGGGTAATAGTAAGGCTTATTATCGTTTAAAGAATATTCTAATTTCTCAAGTAAGTAACTTTCCAAAAAATGGTGCAAAGTTTGTTAATTTAATTAATCAGGCAGTAAGGGATATGAAGAAACTATGAAAACTACATTAGCATTTCCTGAAGATGATAATTTAAGAAAAGGTGTAGAGGACAAACTACAAATCTTTGTAGGACGTTCTAATACTCCTGAAGTTAGATCCCAGATAAGTTCTGAGATTGATAACTTTTTAAAAACAAATTATGAAAAATGGAAAAAAAATTCAAAATAAGTTAACAAACAAATTTTTTCTATATATAATGTTTATGTAATCATTAAATAATGGAGGTAAAAATTGTGAGTGAATTAAATATTTTGTTAGGTCAATCATTCAAGCATATGGCAGGTTCTGAAGCTGCTGCAAAGCGTATCGTGGAAGATTATAAGTCTCAATATGAGATCAAGAAATCTTCAATCACTAAAAAAGTTAAAAAAGGCATGGAATACTGGGTGGTAACTGTTGAAGTTGACCATGTTGTAGAAAAAGATGCTTTTGAAATGTACTTCGGGGAGTAATTCCCCGGGTACTTCCCTAAAATACATAAAACAAAATGGAGGTAATGTAAATGTCTAATACTGTTGCTGCTGTAAAATTTGAAGGTACTGAAAAATCTTATTTCTATGCTTGTGAAATTGAAGGTTTAGAAAAAGGAGATAACCTTGTTGTTAATGCTGATGGTAAAAATAAGTCTGTAACGTTTGTTGGTTATGTACCAAGTGATATAATTGGGTTTGTTCCTAATAAAAAGGTACTTCATAAAGCAGTTGTAAATACAACAAAAACTTTTACAGGAGTTAAAACTGGAAGTCGTAACGTCCGTACTAAACAACAAAGAGAAGCAGATGCTAAACAACTTCGTGGTATTCTTCAAGAACAACATCCTATGATGTTAAGTATGAGAGATATTGCAGAACAAATGGGTTGGGAAACTGATGGTGCTTCAAATTTAATTAAGAATGCTATGTCCTTGGAACCTAAAATTGTTCAGGTTTACAAAGGTTGGTACACTTCAAAGCTTTAATAAAAATTAAAATTCGGAGGAGATTATATTATGAAAAAAGTTGCTGTTGTTACATTCCCTGATACTGACCGTTTATCAAGTTCTTTTGGTAAGGAATACAATTTTGTTACTGAAGTAGAAGGTTTAGAGAAAGGTAATATAGTTGTTGTTGATACAATAAACGGTTTAAGAATTTGCCAATTTGTAAGATATGATGATTTAGGTTTCGGTAATACAGGAGTTAAAATTCCGTCTCGTTGGTTAATTCAAAAGATTGATCTTGAAGCTCATACAAAACGAGTTGAAGCTGCTGCTAAAATTGAAAAAATAAAAGTTATGATGGAAATTGAACGTAAAAAAGCCCAGGAGCTAGAAATTTATGAAATTCTTGCAAAACAAAATCCTGCCATGGCTGAATTACTTGAACAATTTAAACAATTACAGGAGGTACTTTAAAATGATGCAATTAAGAGGTCTTAATTATGCAAAAGCACAAACTGATGAGTTTCAAAAAGCATTTGGTCTTGATTATTCTAAAACCCCAATCGAACTTAGTGATGAAGATGTTCAAAAGCGTGTAAATTATATTGGTGAAGAATTAGTTGAAGCACTTGCGGCAGTATCAACTAATAATGCTACATTCTTTAGTGCAGTTACTGATTTAATTGACGCAATTATCAAAGCTGAAAATAAATCAATTAAAAACAAAGATGTTAATGCTAAAAATAAATTAGTTGCTTTAGCAGATGCCTTCACTGATATTAACTATTTTACACAAGGTACTTTCTCAATGATGGGTGTAGAACCACAACCGCTGTTCGATATTGTTCAAGAAGCGAATATGTCAAAACTAGGTCCTGATGGTAAACCGATCCGACGTGAAGGTGATGGTAAAGTTATGAAACCTGAAGGTTGGGAAGCACCAGAACCAAAACTTGCTGCTGAAATTGAAAAACAAATTAAACTTGCGGAGGGCAAATAATAATGATTAAATACGTCCAAACTTTAACTGATTCTCAACTTATTAATCTTTTGGAAGATATTAATAATGAATTAAAAGTACGCTTAACAGTCGGTCGCAAACTTCCACTTGCTGCACCAACACCTATTGATTCAAGATCTGAGCGTCAAAAAGTAATTGATAAAGCAAAACAAGCTATTACTGAACTAAAAAATGAACAGGGGCTCTATATCGCCACTAAATCTGCTGCATGTGAAGCAGAGTTCCATGTAAATATTGCCAAAGGCGCGGTTGTTGTTTTACTTAAAGGTTTTAGAACTAAAATTATTCGATCTAAAGGTATTGCAAAGTGTGATCCTACAGTTGATGCTTTTAATGTTCATATTGGTAAAGCAATTGCACTATATCGTGCTTTAGGAAAACCAGTTCCTGAGGAGTTCTTAAATGCTCCTCAACCAAAAAATGCAGAAGTTGGAGATTTCATTGAATATAGTGGGAAAGTTTATAAAGTAATTAATAATTCTGAAAAAACGGTTTTTGGTAAAACTGCTCACGTTAATTCACTCGCTGCTAAAAATGGTAGAGTTGTAAACGATTCAAAAGAATAAATAACTAAGGAACCTTCGGGTTCCTTATTGTCATCTTAGGAGGATAATTATGAAAATAATTGTAATTGAAGGCCTTGACAAATCAGGGAAACACACTCAATCAAATATGCTTGTTGATTATTTAAGAAGTAGAGGTTATAAAGTTGAAAAGTCTGAGTTCCATAGATATGATACGCCTACTGGGCAACTTATTAAAAAATGGCTGTATAAAGAATGGGATGTTGACCAGACAACAATTGAACTTGTTATGGCAGCAGACAAACAAGCTCAACAAAAATGGTTTAAAGAATTAGAGGATCAAGGTATAGATTTTCTTATACTTGATAGATATACAAAGAGTCAGTTTGTATATTCACTTGCAAATGATATGCCTAATGATTGGGTTCATCAGCTTCAAAGATTTATGAGGAAACCTAATATGGAGATCTTTATTGACATTCCTGCCGAGGAAAGTATGAAAAGAAAAGGGAAGCATGGAGAAAATGACCGTTATGAATCTGATTTAAAATTATTAAATGAAGTTCGTGCGCTTTTCTTTTGGTATTCAGATGTTACAATTGATGGAATAGGTCACCCAGAAGAAATTCATAAAGATATTATTAAGGCAGTTGAAAGGCTTCTATGACAAAATATAATGCTAAGAAGACAATCGTTCAAGGTATTAAATTTGATTCACAAATGGAAGCAGACTATTTCTTGTACCTATTAGAACAGTTGGATAAAGGTGAGGTTCTTGCCTTTGTCCTTCAACCAAAATTTGAAATTCACCCTGCATTTGAGAAGCGTGGAATTAAATTCCGGAAGATTGAGTACAACGCAGACTTCGGTATTATAACTCTTAACGGTGAAAATATAATAATTGATGTGAAGGGTACAGAAACTGCTGCCTTTAAGCTTAAAAGCAAGATGTTTGAGAGAAAATTTCCACAAGAATTGAAATTAGTCACTAGAGCGCCTAAAAAGTTCGGCGGAGGTTGGATTGAAGTTAAAAACCTCAAACAATTAAGAAAACAAGAGAAAAAGAATAAAAAATAAAATTGTGAGGATTGAAGCCATACCAGTATTGAGCTTCGATCCTTTATTTTTACATAAAACAAATATTTTATTTAAAACTATTTACTTTTTCTGTGGAAAGTGTTATTATATATATGTGGAACAAATTATAATATGAGGTGAGAATATGAGAGAATTAGTTGAAGGATTACTTGAAATTATAGGTTTTGAGTATAATAACATTGAAGATGAATATAAAAGAAAAAGTAAAGACGGAAAGTGGGTGCTACGAATTAACAGTAAGTTTGATGAAATGTATGCTGAAACAAGTGAAGGGGATTATGAAGAATCAACAGATGAACCTTTACATATGCTTAAAATGATTAAAATGTACAAGTAAATAATAAGAGGGAAGTTCCACCCCTCTTAAAATTTTTTTTTAAATCTTTCAGAAAACTATATACAAGAATTAAGAAATAGATTATTATATATATGTGGAGATAATAATAAAACAAAGTGAGGTAATGAAAATGACAAACTTATTGATTGAAACTATTAACGAAATGCTTACTGAGGCGTACAAATTAAATTATAAGGTGATTGCTGTAAAACCTTTTAACCACCCTCAAGATGATTACATGGTAAAGTGTGTGGTAGTTAATCACAAACTTGAAGCAGTATCATACATCTTCAATAGAGGTTTTAACCTTGGGCACTACTTCGGCAATGAGCTTGATGCCGTTGCCGATATGAACGAAAGATAATACTTAAATCGCCCCTCTCTACAGGGCGATTATTTTTTTCCCACAAATAGAAAAAATTCTATTTACAGTTTTATAAAAAAGTGTTATATTTAATATATGATAAATATTACAAATTGTTTGGAGGTCAAGTTCAATGAAAAAACAAATTACAGTTGAACAAGCATTAAGATTTATGGAAGTGCAATATGGTAAAGATATTGAAATTAAAAGCAGCCAATTAAAAGGTGATTATGTAAATGTTATTTGGGGTGAAGAAGGCGACGATGATGAATACTTTAGTAATGTTGGGTACGGTAGATATGGTAAGGTTACAGAATTGTCAGGAGGTTGGAACTAATGTTTACAAAAGAACAATTGAATTTAATTGGTGAGCACTTTGCAGCAAGTAATACAGGTTTAGTTGGGTTACATTGGCCGAAGCCTACAACAGAACAAGATATCCGATCTAATTACAGTCAGATAAGTTATGAATATGAGTGTAATACTGGTGATGGTCTTTATGAAGAGAAGCAAATGTGGATTAAAAAATTTGAAGATGAAGAAAATTTTAATGAGAATCTTAATTGGGTTGAGAAGGAAGTTCCTTTTGTAATGAAGTGAAACTTTGGCGGAGTGCTTAATGTACTCTGCCTTAAAAGGTGAAAGGAGGTAAGGTCATGTTTAGTAAATTAATTTGTTTCTTTAAAGGCTATCATAAAAGAGATTATTATACAGATGTTTGTATAAGATGTGGTAAAGGAAAGCAAAATTAAATTTTAAAAATTTCTACATAATTGTTTACAAATTTCTGGAATAATGTTATAATTAATTATAATCATTAATACGGAGGCGTTGAAAAGTGTTATACATAGTTAAGTTTTTTGATGAAGATGTAAATGAAAATTATGAACTTGAGTATGGAAGCCTTTCTCATGCTGAAGAAACTTACGGTATTTACTTTGGTATGCTGGGAGTTAAAAATCTTGAAATACTTTCTTATAAAGATGGAAAGTATACTAAAATCAAATAGGGGGCAAGACAATGGAACAAAGAGTAGCTTTTACAGGAAAAGGCATAAGTATGGTGGAAATTGTTGAACTTAAAAATCAGTTTGAAGCAGTTGCACAAGCAAAAGGGAAAACGAAGATTCCTTTAATTAAACAATTTACAACTATCAATCCATTATTTCTTGAAACCTATAATTTTATCTTTAACCCTTTTATTACAACTGGAATTGCAAAGAAAAAGATTGAAAAGGAATTAGGTAAAGTTCATCTTGATTATCATGTTGGGCTATCTAAAATGATGTCTTGGATCCAAGAAAAGAATACAGGATCTGATGATATTATTAGAGAGCTACAATCATGGATCGCTTTTCAACCTGAAGAAACTCATCAATTTCTTAAAAATGTTTTTACCAACGACCTTCAAATTGGAGCTTCAGAAAAAGCGTTAAATGAAGCACTTGGTTATGAGTATATCCCTGTACATGAAATTATGCTTGCCAAACGTTGGGAAAAAGAAGAACACAAAATTAAAGATGGCGAAAAGTTCTTTGTTACCCTTAAAATGGACGATTACCGTACAACAGTAATCTTTAATGAAGAAACTCAAAAATGGGAATTTAAAGCCCGATCCGGTTTTCTTTTCGAAGATGTAGTTGAAATTGAGGAGATCTTCAGCCTACTTCCAAAAGATATGGTTTTTGATGGAGGACTTATTTCAACTCATGCTTATATGAAAGCAAAGGATCGTTTCCGCCATACAGGAAAGTTACTAAAAACTCAAGGTCCTAAATACGAACTTATGTTCTATGTTTATGATATGCTTCCTAAATCTGAGTTTAAGGCAGGTAAATCGAAGTTAAATTATGAACAGCGTCAAGAACAAATTCGTGAAGTGCTTTCAAGGTTTGAAGAAACTGAACTTATTCAACCTGTAGAACGCTTATATGAAGGTACTGATAAAGAAGAAATTTGGCCTTTACTTGAAGATGTTCTTTCAAAAGAATTTGAGGGGCTCATGGTTAATACTGCTAAAGGCAAGTATGAAACAAAGCGTACTGACCAACTTTTAAAAGTGAAAGAGTTCTATACAGTTGATCTTAGAGTGCTTGACACTTATGAATATAAGCACCCTGGTAATCTCGGCGGATTCATCTGTGAATATAAAGATGGAAATACAGTCAGAGTGGGCGGCGGTTTCAAGAAACATGAACGTGCTGAATGGTGGCCTAAGCGAGATGAGTTCGTTGGTAAGATTATTGAAGTTAAATATTTCCAAGAGTCAACAAATCAGAATGGTGGTAAGTCGATTCGTCACGGACATTTTGTAGGTTTAAGATGGGATAAAAATGAACCGTCATTTGATTGATTTTCTTAAAATTGCAATAGGACCAATACTTGTTTTTATTGCAAGTATTGGGTTACTATTTGCCATATATTGGTTAATGATTATTTAGGAGTGATTGGATGAAGAGGCTAATTGTTACAACCGCGGTTGCCGTAAGTATTGCCACAGCGACTACTGCTTACTCAATACACGAGCGCCAAGTTGAACAGTTGCAGAGTAAATATGAGGTGCAACTTAACAAAGAACAGGAAAGAAACTTAAGTCTTAGGAAAAATGTAAGGAGTATTGGTAAAGCAAATAATGAATTAATAAAGTATAATTCAGAATTAAAAGCTACTAATACTAAGCAAGCTTCAAAAATTAACAAACAGTTAGAACAAATAAAGCGTCAATCTGAGAAGATTCATCAGTTAGAAAAACAGATTGACGAAAGTCCCTCGTGGGTAACATTCGAAGCAAGTGCATATACAACTCATGATAATGGAGATCCTTGGACAAGCGGTAAATGGGGAAATAAAACCGCTTCTGGGACAACTCCGACTCAAGGAAGAACTATTGCAGTTGACAGACATCTTATTCCATTAGGTACTAAATTGTTAGTTAAATTTCCTGAACCCTTCAGTTACCTTAATGGTACTTATACTGCTGAAGATACAGGAAATGGAATTAAAGGTCATGAAGTTGACTTGTTCTTAAACAATTATAATACATGCTTGCAATTTGGCGTTAGAAAAATTCAAATAAAAATTTTATAGAAAATTGTATAAGGGTTACTTCTTGTAACCCTATACACTAAAATCGAGAGGGGTTAATACTTATGAGTACAATGAGCACAATTAAAAAAGAAATCGGAAATTACGAAGAGCGTTGGTCTGTAACGCAAGATGAGTATGTTCTTGAATATATTGCTAAATCTGTAGAAGAGGGAAAAACAAAAAATAAAGCTTTAAAAGAATTGGCAAAAAAATTAGGTAGAACTGAAAAAGCTTTAGAAGTACGATACTATGAGGTGCTTGTTCCAAAACAAGAGTATGATAAGCTTATGTGCGAATATGATAAGATGACTGCCGAACACACTCAAAGAAAGAATATTGTTTTAGCAGGAGGAGTAGTAAAAGCTATGAATTTTGAAGAGGTACTTAATCAATTTAAAGATATGATTAACCGTGCCGCTAATGAAACTTTAGGTAAAATCTTTTATAATAAGCCAGAACGTGAAGATTTAATTCAAGAATTAAACTTACAATGTTGGGAAGCATATGAAAGATATGATGAAAAGCACGCTTTTTCTACTTACCTTCATTATCGTTTGCAGCTTGGGGTTAATAAGTATACTATGGGCAATTATGCAAAAAAACGCCAGAACAATGGAATATCTTCACTTGATGAACCTCTGAAAGGTAAAAATGGACAAGATATGAGCCTTGCAGAAAAAATTGGAGAATTTGACGGTGAGATGTTAAGCTTTGAGTTCCGTGAATTTCTTGTATATTTAGAAAAAATCCTTTCAGATGATGAGCTTATGATCCTAACTTCTATGTTAAACAAAAAAGATTTCTCTGTTGCTGATCTTGCAATTGAATGGGGAGTTTCAAGAGTTACTGCTAACAATCGTTTTAGAAAATTTAAGGAACGCTTAGCAGGTATCATGAGAGGCACAGGTTTTGTTGCATGCTAGAAAATATAGAAAATGGAGGGTTTTTAAGATGAGAAAATTAAACAAATTCTTTTTTGGTGAAGAACAAATTTCATTATCTGACTTTCTTTGGTTCTATGGTATACTTATTTTTACAGTGGTTATTACTGCAGTTGTAGTTATTCCCACTCAAATTCAACTTCATAATATGTAGGAGGTATTAATATGACAACAGTAGAAATTCTGAAGCTTCGAATTGAAGCAATTGATAAACAAATTAAAAGTTTAGAAGAAGAACGTGAAAAATTATTCTTTGAACTTGATGAGGAGTTGGGTATTAAATGATTAAAAACAAAGTTATTTTTGAAGAACAATTTAAAAACGATCTTATTGAAGCAATTTCAGAAGAAAAGTATGAAATTGTTGAAATGAATCAAGAGGTGGATGGACCTTATATTCAAACTCAGGTAAGGGGCATAGCAAGAACAAAAGATAGCGGTATTGTAGAGTTTCAATTTGCAGCCGCAAAACAAAGGAATAAACATCATGGAAGATAAGTTTAAAAGTAAGTTTACTCAATATGCTTCAGTTTTAAATTTGGGGTTTACTGAAAGAGATGCGACCCCACCTAATTATGAAAAGCGTAAAAAATCATCTGAAAAAAATACTGGGAGGAAATTAAAATGAACTTAGAAGAAAAGTTAGCTTATGTTGCTGAGGAAGTTAAAAAAGTTGAAGAGTGGGCTAAAGAAAATCGTAGTTGTTATTGGTACGAGGATTACCATTATAATATTGTCAGTCGCCTCCTCGAAATTAAGAAATTTGCTAAAGAAAATGAAATCCCATTCCTTGTAAGTGCAACGGAAATAACTGATAAAAATTATGATTCTACTGACGGTTATTCTGAAGAAGAATCAAGCAGCTACTATGAAGAACTAGAATCTTCTGAGTATGAAGAAGATGAAGATGAAGAAGATGAGGATACTGAAGAAAGTAACTATTAGGAGGCTATTAAAATGATAGTAATAGGTTCAAGAGCATTAAATCATCATATGCCTTTGAGAGGCCGTATTACTCCTACCACCGATTTTGATTTAGTCATGTCGGTGGAGGAATTTATGAAGTGGCAAACTGAGAATAAGCTGTTCATTCAGTTATTAATTCCAAGATCCGCAAACAAGTATAAAGCAAAAGTAAAACCTGCTTTCGGTAATAAGCTCGTACAATATGAAATTGAACTTGGTTTTGAAGGTACTTCATCAAAGTGGTTACTTGATAATGTTTCTATTGCTTGTAAAGGTCAAATGAAAGGTTTGCTTGAAGAAGAGTTATCTATTCTTACACCAAGATATTTGATGGCAACAAAGCGCTCACATTTAATATATCCGATCCATTTTGAGAAGAATATGAAAGATTATCAATTGTTAAAAGAAAGACTCAATGATTGGAATGACAGTAGTAAGATCCAAGAATATTATCAGCTTCGTTTCAATGAAGCAAAAGAACGTAACAAACAGCGAACTCCAAAGTTAAATGTTACAACAGAAGATTTCTTTAGTTCTAAATTAGCAGCAACAAGTTACTTTGTTCATGACCATATTCACGAAAGAATGGCCCACGATAATGTTCCTATGTATACTAAAATGCAACCTGATCCTTCAATGGCTTGGTGCTCAAAAGATATGTTCTTCAATTTAACTTATAAAGAACAAGTTCAATGTGTTCAAGAAGAAGCATATGTAATTGCTCTTGAACGATACATAATCCCTCAACATGGTGATTATTGTAAGGACTTCTTTGAATGTTACAAACGTGCATTACTTAGGATCTGTACTACTTTATGTTCTGGCTGGTTTAGGGACTTCGCAATTGATAATTATCAAGTTGCAATTTGGTGGTACAACCCAGAGTTTGTAAAGAATTTTGTTAAAGATATTGAAGAAGGTCGTATTATTCCTAAACCTGAATGGACAGTTGAACAAGTACCATTGATGAAGTTTTTTAGGGAGGCAAAATGAGATGCGGATTAGTAAAAAACAATATAAAAAACTTGAAGCTCTATTAATTTCAAACAGTGCTATGTTAGTTGCATTAACTGAACAATTACAATCAGAAGGCAAGTTGAATGGCAACGCTGTAATGGAAAGATATAATAAAGGGTTTGAAGAACTAATAAAAACTTTTGGGAGGAAATAATATGATACAAGTACAAGGTAAGTATAATGAGGCAAAGATCTTTACTGATAATGTTGAACAAACTGCTATGGGTCAGATTATTGAACTCTGTAACCAAGAATTTACTCAAGGTTCAAAAATCCGGATTATGCCTGATACTCATGCTGGTGCGGGTTGTACAATCGGAACTACTATGACTATTCAGGATAAGATTGTTCCTAATCTTGTTGGAGTCGATATAGGCTGTGGAATGGAAGTTGCAGTTATCAATAAAAATAAAAGTGAAATTAACTTTGACCAACTTGATGAAACTATTCGAAAGTTTGTTCCAAGTGGGTTTTCAATCAGAGGATCTGTTCATGAGTACGCAAGATTTATTGATTTTAAGAATGTAAGAGGTCCATTCAATTTGGATAGAGCTCAAAAATCAATCGGAACTTTGGGTGGAGGTAATCACTTCATTGAACTAAATGAAGCTAAAGATGGTCAAGTTATAATTGTTATTCATTCAGGATCTCGGAATCTTGGTAAAGCAGTTGCAGAACATTACCAAAATCGTGCTTATGATGAGCTTATGAGCGTTAAAGATGAGCAGCAACATATCATTGATACACTTAAAGAACAAGGTCGTGAAAAAGAAATTCATGAAGCATTAAGAGGTATTAAAAAGCCAAAATTTAAAAAGGAACTTGCTTGGTTGGAAGGTCAAGGTTTTAAAGATTATATGAATGATATGCAGATTGCTCAACTGTACGCAGCTTGGAACCGTAAAGCAATGATTTCTGAAATAGTTAACAGAATGGGTTGGGAAGTTATCGACCACTTTACTACAATTCATAACTATATTGATATGGAGAATATGATCCTTCGTAAAGGTGCCATCTCGGCTCAAAAAGATGAAAGAGTAATTATCCCTATCAATATGAAAGATGGTTCAATTATTGCTTTCGGTAAAGGTAACCCAGATTGGAACTTTTCAGGTCCTCATGGTGCTGGTCGAGTTATGAGCCGAAGTGTTGCTAAAAAAGTAATTAAAGTTGATGAGTTCAAGCGTGAAATGAAAGGTGTATGGACTTCATCAGTAAATGAAAATACGATTGATGAAGCACCTGGAGTTTATAAGCCAATTGATGAAATTCTTATAAATATCCTTGATTCTGTTGAGATTGCTGAAGTAATTAAGCCAATTTACAACTTCAAGGCTAACTAACACAATATATTGTATGGTCTCCTAGTGAGACTGTACATATATTGATTTATACTTACAATGAAATGTTGATTTTATTTTGGGAGGAATTATTATGAGATATAAGTCATTTTGTGAGTATTTTACTTCGAAAGAAAAATTAGATAAAGATGTAAATGAATATCTTCAAACTATGTCAGCATGGAATAATAAAATTGAAACAAAACTTTATGATGGAAGAATATTAGTAACAATTATATCAAAGTAGGAGGATCTTATGTTTATTGATAAATTGGGCTTTACAATTGGTTTAATTTTCTTAGGAATAATTGCTTTTGGTTTACTTTCGGGTTGTAGTAAAACTGATAAACAAATCAAGGAAGAAAAAGAAGAGTTAAAAGTAGTAGGTACATTTAAAAACGTTAAAGTAATAAGTAAAGAATACAAACCTTGTGCAAGATGTGTTGAAAAGTGGTATGTAACTGTTGAAAAGAATAATGAGCAAGTTCAATTACAACTATTTGGTGAAGATGCCTATGATGTTTTGAAAAGAGGAACTCATGTAAATCTTAAATATACAAAGAACTATTTTGTTAAAGAAATTGAATTTGTAAATTTTGAGGAGGATGGGAAATGACAGACCAACAACTTTTAGATATTCAGCAACAAATGTTTTTCCAACTTGGAATAGGTAAGATTGATCTTTACCATTTTCCTACAGTTAGAGAAGTAGTAATCGTAAAACACGGGAATCTTTTAACACAAGAAAATGTACTTAAGGTCTTTAAATATTAAAAGTTTTAATGAAAAAACGGCATTAATTGTCGTTTTTTTTGTTTATTTTAAAATCTCTAGAAGCGTGTATATTAAATGATAATATGCAAATAATAATAATGTATCAACAAACAGAAAAATTGTTTATTGATACCCATTAAACCTGAGGAGCGTGACAGTAAATGGCAAATCGAGGCGGTAATAGAAATAAGCTTGTGGTTCCTGGTTCTGAAAACCTTTTGAATCAAATGAAGCTTGAAATCGCACAAGAACTTGGAATTGCGAACTATGACCAAATTGATAAAGGCGCTTTACCCGCTCGTGTACATGGCGCAATCGGAGGTACTATGACAAAACGGTTGATTGAATTAGGTCAACAGGCACTTGCTAATGAGGCAAATTTAAGTTTCAATGATTCAAACTTGGACTTAAATCAATATCAGCAAGACATGGTACAAGATTTGCAGAGTGCTGCTAACCCTTCAGCAAATGCAGCACAAGTTCAGTTACAATAAGGTTAATGGAGAATGGGGAGGGGAATTTTCCTCTCTCCTTTAATAAGGAGGATTAGAAATGCTAACAGATAAATGGTTAAGGAGATTTATTACTTCACATATATTTGGTTGGGTTGCTACTTTAATTCAAACAGGTTTTATTATTTATGAAGTTAGAAAGGTCCAAAAACAAATAAGTAAAAAATCGAGGGAGCATTCTTATACCCCCTCTTTAAAAAAATAGGAGAGATTAATTATGAGAGGGTATGGCAACCCTCTTATTTTCGTCTATTTAAAGCAGATAACAATTTCATTCCTACGTCTATTCTATGGATAAGTGAGTGACAGTTTCCACACAATACAGCGAGATTAGTTGAACGATTGTCTTTGGATAATTGATTGCCATCCCATTCAAGATATCCTTGTGCTTGTGCTTTTTCTAAAAGTTTAGAAATATCTTTCTTGGCTTTTACGGCTTTTCGAAGTTCAATTTCTAATGCCCATTGTTCTTGATAAGAGATATGATGAACCTCAACCATTGAGTGCCCACAAATCTCACACTTGTCACCATAAGTTTCAATACCTAGATCTCGATAGTCTTTCATGTTGTAATCACTCCTGTTTTATTGTAGTCCTAGAGCTTGATAAAGTTTTTCTTGTCCTTTATCTTTTAAATAGGACTCAGTTGTTGAAATATCCGAGTGATTAGCAAGAACTTTTAACATATTAATATCAAGTTTCTCAATACCTAATTCTTTTAATACATAATGAGAACCTTCACCATAATTTTCAAGAGCTGAGTGTCGCAGTGAGTGAGGGTTAAATTCAATATCTTCATCAGTTAATGCTTCAAGTACATCTCTAAAACCCATTACCCAATTATACAAAGTTTCATAGGAGGCAGGTTTTTTGTTTTCACCTTTGCCAACAATCCACATATTATCAATTTTATCTTCCCCACGCTGTTCAAAGTATAGCTTAGCAATTTCTTTAGATTTACTAAAGTATAAAAGAGGGAATTTTTTACCACGTTTACCTTGAACAATATTTGTCTTATTATCTTCAAGGAAATTATTTTTTAATACTTGATGTAATTCATTTCTTCGACCAGCACTTTCATAAGACATTGATAGATATAGAGCCTTTTGGTACTGTTTCTTGTCTAATAAGTAATTTATAATCATTTCAATCTGTTCATTAGTTAGGAAGTAAATATCACGAACTTTTTCCTTCTCAAGACCTTTAATGTTTCTCATAATATTTATTTCATACTCTTCATATTCATCATCGTCTTGAGTACAAAACTCTAATAAATTACGAATTGAGCACTGAACTCGGTTGATACGAGCAGGTGATTTCTCTTCAAGGAATAAGAAAAACTTACGAAAATCTCTTTTCTTTAATTCAAGAATAGGTTTATTTTTTAAATTATCATGAACCCAACAAAAAAATGCTCTTATATCAGCAGTATATTGATAGATCGTACCTTGAGATTTTTTCTTAGATTTTAATTCAAGAATATAGTCATTAAGAATTGATTTATTATCTTCATGAACTTTTTCCCAAGTTTGTTCATCAAACATTCTTAATCTTTTTGCCATTATTATCTCTCCTTTAAATAAAAAAGGAAACCCAAAGGGTTCCCAATTAAAACATTACATTCCAAGTCTTTTCACCGACTAAACCATCAGCAACCAGACCCATCCGTTTTTGATATGCTTTGACTTTTGCTTCAGTTCCTGGACCAAAGACACCATCAACAGGAGTAGCACCAACAGCACGTTGGATACGCTCAACATCTTTACCTGTCATACCATATTTAATTACACGACCTGGGTAAGGAACGATTGCTTTTGCTTCAACTTTAGGTTGAGGCTTTTTAACAACTGGTTTTACTGGCTTTGGAGTAGGTTTTGTAGCAGGTTTAACATTTACAATTGCAGCAACATCCTTCTTAAACTGTTCAAATAGGGCAGGCTTGGCAACCCAAGGAGCTGGACAGTTCTTACCGGTTACATCATAGTGACGGAAGATGTCAGTAGCAGGGTTAAGTTTGTATAACTTAACAAGTTCAGCAACTACTTTAGCAGCACGAACAACAGTTTCTTCATTGATTGTACCATCTTTCTCTACGCACATTTCAACACCGATAGAAGTAAAGTTGGCATTAGGCTTTAACTTTGAAACACGACAAGCATGGTCATTTGCATGATAGGCAACTTCGTTAAGTGGAATATCAAGAGTAGCAGAATCACGGTCAACGAAAATATGAGCAGAAGCATAACGTCCACCACCACCATCAGTACCGTCAAAGAACTTAACTTCATTCTCATCAGAAGCTCCAGGAGTAGCAGTCCAGTGCATTACAATACCTTTGATACCGTCGTTCTTTTCGCCTGGGCGAGAGTATTTATTTTTAATAAGTAACTTTTCAATCCATTGAGCCATTATTATTTCCTCCTTTAGGTAATCAGAGAGGACGAATCCCCTCCTCTTAATTAGTTTTTGTCGTGAGATTTATAAACACCATAAAGTGTTACAAATACAGCGACTGCATTAACAACTGCTTCCATTGCGCCTTTTAAAGAATCAACCTGTTCAGGGTTAAATCCAGCGAAAGCACCTACTGCTAATGCAACTACACCGACAAACGGTAAAGCCATAGATTTAAAATCTTTTTTCATTCGTCTTCACCTTCCCATTTTTTCTCGAGCGTAATCTCAATTCTTTCGATACGCCCGGTCAACTTTTCTTGATTATCAGCAAGCTTTTCAAATGAGCCGGTTAGGTTTCCAAGGATATCCTGTTGCTTAAGTATAAAGTCATTTTGACTTTTCTTTTCCTGTTGTTGTACCCAGAGCAAATAAAGGAACAAGCCCAAAAAAATTGTGTCTTTGTTCAGAATCAAGTCGAAAATTGATTGTTCCACCACTTCGACCTCCTAACCCGTTGGTATGATTGAGCTCCGGAGCCCAAATATTACAATAAAACATGAATTTTATACACAATAAAAAACGCTGATTACTCAGCGCTTTCTTCTACTACTTCTTCAATTGGTTCAAGTTGTGATTGTAGACCTTCAACCTGTTTATTGAGTTCTTGGTTTATATTTTCAATTTGAATAGTATACCGAGCCAATGCTTCTAATTGAGTTTTTACTTTAAGCAACTCAGTTTGCAGCTTAGAAATAGTTTCTTCTTGAAAAATAGTTAAGATCTCCGGCGAAGATTGTTGTAAAATTTGTGTAACTTGAGACATAATTAATTCCTCCATATAATTTATCTGTAGTATTTTACTTACATATACATTATATATAGAAAAATCAATTCTGTAAACTATTAAAACAAATACTCTAGGTAAATATATCACCTAGAGTAAGTTATCTAACATTAAATTAATCTGCAATAAAGCTAGTATTAATTGGGTGCCAATCCGCTGTGCTCCATGTTCCATCACTATTCGCTTCGATTACAAGTGCCCCAGTTAATGAGATAGTGAATCTTGAATGTCTATTACCACTTGTTGGACAAGTGAATGAGTGAGACATTGTAATAGGTCTGTATCCAGCACCCAAGGTTGCAACAGTAACAGAAGCACCTATTCCCTTAACGACCCCTCTTACATACACTACGTTTCCTACTTTAGTATACTGTAATTCTGAACCTGTAGAGTAAGCAGTAATTCCTGATCCCATTGTTGGAGCTGTCCACGATTGCGCTCTATCAGTTACAAATTCAATCCATTCAGTCCAAGTATTGGCAGCAGTCATAATACGACTGAATCGCTGACCTGTTGATAGTTTCGTAGCCAATTGTCCACAGTTTACTGAACTACTTGCTTCAACCATAATTCTGTATGTTCCAGCGTCACCACTAATAGGAGGGTTTGTTAGATTATTACCAAAGTAAAAACCTGTAGTAATAAGCGCATTTAAGTCTGTATTACTTACAGAGGCGCCATATCCTGTGTCTAGTGTTAACTTGGTCATTTGTGCATTAGCTATTTTTGCATAAGTTGTATCATGGTTATGGTCACTTCTTGAAGCAGTAGTGGCTACACCAGATCCGCCCCAACTTAAACTCAATGTTCTATCTGCAGTTAAATTTCCTCCGCCAAGTAATCCCTCACCTGTAGAGATATTACGAGTAGCAATAGCCAAGTTTGCTGTAGCAGGAGTCACATTTGCAAAATTAGTTCCGTTATGGTATATAACGTGACCACTAACAGGGCTACTAATTGTAATGTCATTAAGCAAGTTTAGAGTTGGTAAAGTGTTTACCCAAAGAGAACCGTTCCACTTCAATACATGATTGGTCGCTAGTCCTGTAACAGAAACATCGGTAATAGAAGAGCCATTAATAGTATGAGAATGGTCAGAACGTGAAACCGTTGTTAATGAACCAGTACCACCAAAGTTTACAGTAAGCGTTCTATCAGCAGTTAAGTTACCACCACCAGTTAATCCGCTACCAGCAAGAACGTTACGAGTAGCAATTGCTAGGTTTGCTTCAGCAGGTGTTTGATTTATCCACTTAGCTGTAGTAGAGTCATAGGCTAATACTTCATCATTTGCAACTGAAGTAATAACGACATCTGCTATTTCTGTTCCTCCAAGAGTATGAGTATGACCTACACGAGATACAGTAGAGTCAATACCAACTGAAACAGTATCAGATGTAGCATCACCCGTAATTGTAATACCTGAACCAGCAGTAAAAGCAAGAGTATCTGTTACATTATCAGCAGCAATTGTTACTCCACCGGCAGTTACATTAGCAAAGGAGTTCTGATTTGGTTGAGCTCCTGCGGTAACACCATCTAACTTAGATTTATCTGTACTTGACATTAAACCGTTAGCAGATGTAGTTGCCACAGCTGTTGTAGCTCTTCCAGCAGCTAAATCATATGCAGCTTTTACGGCAGTTGAAGTGGCAGCAAGAACGCTTGATGTTGTACTTGTTGAGTCTGATAATTGAACAATACCTTTAGCAGCAGTTGTAGCAGATGGTAAATCAGCGGCTACGTGACTGTGTGAAACTGGAGCAGCTCCAACATCAGTCGGCCCTAATGTAACGGCACCTACTTTTCCAGCAACTGAAGTTACATCATTTACTTGTGCCCCTGTCTCAATACCATCAAGTTTAACTTTATCTGTTGCAATCATTAGACCATTAGCAGCTGTTGTAACGATTGCCGTTGTAGCCACTTGTATCCACGAGCCCCATGTACCATTAACATTATGTCTAAACCAATAATAAGCATCTGTTGTTGATTGGTTATAGCGGATAGCGAATTGTGTTTTTACTGTTGCAGATGCTTTGAAGTTCAAGATAAAAAACGCACTTGATACCCCACCTGGTGCGTTTGTTAAGGTTATACCTCTATATAACCCTGTTGCATCCAAGTTGTTTAAATCAGTTGAAGAAATATCTTTTGCAACATCACCTAATCCAAAACTTTTTGCAAAGTTGATAGCATTAACTTCTGCTTGATCTGCTTTAGTTTGAGCACCTGTTATAGTTTCTATAGTACTATCAACAGTAATTGTTACGGTGTCAGTAGTAGCATTTCCTGATACAACAATACCAGTTCCTGCTGTCATTGTTAAACTATCTGACTTAGCATCAGCAACTAACGAAGTTCCGCCTGCAACAACTGTTGAAAAAGCATTCTGATTAACTTCAGCACCTGTCGCAATACCATCTAATTTAGTTTTATCACCTGAACTCATAAGACCATTTGCAGATGTAGTAACAACTGTAGTGTTAGCCTTTCCATTCCAAGTTGATTTTTCAGTATCAGTTACAAAGCGATGAGTAGTATCCTCTGTAATCATTGTAGCAGGATGAGTTGAAGGGTGAGTATAAACTACTTTCTCAACATTATCAACTAATATATTTCCATTAACTGTTGAAGTTGCGGTTTTGTTTGCTCCTGTTGAAACACCGTCAAGTTTTGATTTATCAGTTGAGATCATAAACCCATTAGTAGTAGTAGTAACTGCAGCATGGGAACTTCCGCCAGTGCCTACGTGCGAGGCCGCTGCAGCGCCAATTTGAGCAATAGTAACATTGTGAGGGTTACTTGTATTAGCTCTATGGTCTTCCCAGTTTTTATAATCTTGGTCACTAATATGCTTTTCTTTAACCGTACCAGTACCAATTACTGCAGTTAAAGCTTTATGAGTATCAATAGTACTCTGAGCAGTTGCAGCAGAATCTTTGTTTACTTTCATTTGGGTGTCAATTGTGACAAAGTTGTCGACTAGCTCTTGACGTTTAACGAAGTCAGTACCAACCCAAGAGTGCATTGTATAGTTGGTTGTTTTATTAGTACTCAAATAATTGACCTCCTTATTTATTTATTATGAAAAGAATGCAGTTTCAAAAGCATCCCATGTATAAGTATCAGCTGTATTCCATGTGACATTAGCTTTTTCTATTTCTTGCCAGATCAAATATGTTAAAGTAAATATTAAATCTAAGTGAGAAGGAGTAACTTGACGAATAGCATTTTTAATATCATCCATGTTACTTGGGTTACCACGTTTGCCGATAAATTTTACACCCAAAGTATAATCCTTCCGAGGTTCATAAGAAGTTGCAATTGGTCCATATTGTACTTGAGGACTAATTTCAATTCCTGCACCCACCGTATCTACACGAACATTGGCTCTAACAAAAGCAGCATTAACAGGAGGGGCAATATTTTGAAGAACCTTGCTATATTGACTTGAAAGTACCCTTGAAATAAATACTTTATTAATATCATAGAATGATAAAGCTACATAACCAACTATACCAGTAATATCTCTAATATTAGCACCGAGACTCAAGTTTTTAAATGGTACGATTGGAATATAATCAGAAATTACCCCACCATTACTTCCTGAAGTTTGGTTATTTAAAGTTAGTTTATCAGCATCAGAAACCCAAGTTGTTGATGAAGTAGTAATTGAACCAGTTGAAGATATATACCCCGCAGTCCATGTATGACTTCTTAAGTCAATTAAGTTTGTCATATACTCAATTATTTCAACTTCACCATTTAGATATGATTCAGCTAGGTTTTTAACCATTCCAATTGTTGATGTACCGTACCGACGAACCATAGACTTGATATTTCCTCGTCTCTCATCATCGGTTTTAGTATCATCACTTATAATACTCATACTTTTTTCCCACAATGGGATTCCCCAAGTTGCATTATCAATCATAAACTGATTAAGTACATCTTGAGCAGCTGCATATAAGTCTTCCAACTCTTCAGCATCAACTCTCATTATTTCAGAAACAACTTTAGAGTTTTCATATATCTTTGGTGTGTATGATTCTAAAACTTCAATGATAGGACGTTCTGTATCATTACCTATAAACCTCATGATAAAGTCACCGTTCCTACCACAGGAGTTTCATTTACTCCTAATACAATATTAGTTGTACCATTGTTTAATTGAAGATTAGTATAATCAAGTACACCATTGACTCCTAAGATAATAGTGCCAACTTTTGTATACTTTATATCAGGATCTACGAAAGCAGCTTCTTTAAAATAATCAATAATACCTTGTTGAATAGTAGGAGTAACTTGAGCTAGAGTAAATCCAGCTGACAAAGTTAAAGTGGCAGTTACATTAATTACTTTTTCAATAGCAGATTCAACTGCAACAGTAGCACCAACAGGTCTTACTGTATCAATATAGTTAGCTACTTCTGTAACTTTAGCAGCAGTAACAGCACGCTTGTCAGTACTAATTAAAGTTACTTTAACTGTTCCCGAACCATTCCAAATAGGAGTGACTCTCGCATCTCCAATACCTACAATATCTTGTGCCCATTCTCTATAATGGTTTGTGTTACCACTATTTACAGGAGCATTGATTTTTTCAGTATATCTCGCGAATAAATCTTCATCGCTTTCTATATCGGCTCCACCAGAAGTAGTAGTAGCATTAGTACAAGTAGCTCCAGCCATTTCAGTATTAATTATTGTATTTGTAGGAACATTACCATTCATACCACCTGTCTCAGCTGTGATAGCAACCGTTGCTGTACCGTTTGAGATAGTTGCAACATTATCAGTTAAGAATCTAATGTTGTCATCTGTATAAACTACAGTACCTTGAGGAATAACAAGACCATTAATAGCGCTTGAAAAAGTAATTACACCCGTTGCCTTAACAGCTTCTAAACGAACGATACCATATTCAGATACCTTTAAATCAAGATATGAACCATAGGTAGTTCCTGCAAAGCCTAAATTAATAATGTTATCTAATTCCATATAAGCAACTGCTAATTCTGCAGCTTTAGGTGCTAACATATCATAAGCAACAGAACCTTCCCGCTTATCAATTTCATCAGATATTTTTGAAAGCATTCTTTCAAGAATTGCTTCAAATGTTTGGTTTTCGTACACTAAATATTCACCTCCACGTCAACTTCTGATTGTAAATCAGTAATAACTGTAAATGTTATAACTAAAATATCTCCATCTTTAGAAATGGTAAAATCTTTTGCTTCTGATACTCGTTCATCCGGTATTAAAGCTTCTTGAATTAGTCTAGGAACTTCAATTTGTAGATAGTCAAGTGAGTAAGCCTTGCCCATCAAATATGAAATTTCACAACCGTAATCAGAAGAATATATAATATATCTATCTCTAGCAGTAAGGATAGCTTTAATTACACCCTGTCTAATAGCGTCTTCTAAATCAACAAACTCTGCATATATTTCGCCCGTTTCAAAGTCGAACTTATATGTCTTACTCGCATATTGAATAGTACCGCCAGTTTCTTCTAAAGCTTGAATATCTTCATCACTAATAAGGAGTGGTATCATTATTAGTTCACCACCTTATCTATAGCATAAAAGTTATTGCCATCATTTAAAATTAATACTCTATCTCCAACTATAGCTTTATTAGCAGTATCAGTTATTGTTATATCTTCATCATCTAACAATAACCCGCTTGGTAATTGAACTTTAAAAGGAGATATTGAGGTTACAAGTCCAACAGTTATACTAATGTCTTTGTTGTAACCTTGTTCTTGTATTAATTTTAAAAAATTAGTATAGGCACTTCCTTCTTTCATAACTGTCACCTACCTTAGTTTTCATCATCTATATTTATATTTGTAGATAATTGAAGACTCATTTTATGAACCCCACCATCAAATGAATGAGAATCAGCAGTAATATAATAAGTACCACTAAAACCTAATATTTCATTTTTAATACTTATCTTATTACCTGTGATACAATCAGGATGCCCAATAAAGTCAACTGAATATGTCTTGGTAGGTTCTTTAAGTTGTTTAAGAAGTTTCTTTGCCTTACTTGACATCATAGAGATAGTGTCTTTATCATCAGCAGATTCTATTTGCTGCATAATACCATAAGTATCAATGGAACTACTATCTTTTTCAGTAACTGATGAATATTTACTATCTTTTTCTTTAGAATCAATTTGACCTTTTTCAACTTTTACTTGGTTTTTTAATTCTTCGATAGAAACTTCATAATTACCTGAAATAATATTAGTAACAGAGACTGTAATATGAGCAGCATTCTTTCGTGATTTTAAATATGCTTTACCTTTTTCTGATCTAAGTAAGTATAATTTTCCATTGCCTGTTTTAGTTACTTTTAAAGAATCACTAAAAATATCAGATAGAGCCTTACCTTGACAAACCATTTTTTTAATCTTATAACCTGTAGCTTCGATGCTTCCAACAGGAACTCCGAATTTTTTACATAATGAACTTATAACATCAGAAGCCGATTGATTTTTAATAATCATAGTTTCGGAGTTTTTAGTTAAGTATATTAAGTTATCATAACAAGTTAAAGACTGTTCGCCTTTCTCATTAATACTTGTTTTAAATACATAACCTCTAAACTTTTCGACTCCATCAATATAAAGAATTACTGTTCTACCGGGTTTGAAGCTTATTAGTTTGCCCTTTGTTAGGTTATTAGCATTTTGGACATTAACCTGTAAAGTTCTAGGATAAGTATTAATGTCTCCCGACCAATCTACATTCTTTAACATAGAAGTTATATTATATTTATTAGTTGAAGAATCAAGATACCAAACACTAATCATGGAATAATCAACCTCTGTCCTGGTTTAAGAAAGTTTGGACTCTTTCCAATAACTTTTTTATTTTTATCATAGATTGTCTTCCATTTTGAGCCTGTACCATAGAACTTTTTAGATATCTTCCATAAACTATCATTTTTTATAACAACATATGTCCTAGTTTTTGGCTTTGATGATGGAGGTCTAGAGCTTGAACCACCGCCTGCAGAACTAGAGCCAGGTTTAGAAAATGAAATAGGTTCATATTCTTTTAATTCAAGTGTATACTCAATATCACCAACAGCTCCACCAACTTCTTTCCATGTAAAGGATCGAATAGTTACGAGTTCGTTAATGATAGTGGTAGTTACTTGTAACTGAATAACAGTTCTATTATCCATCCAACTTTTTATCTTTTTTACGTAATCCATAGGTGCCAATAGTTTAACCGAAACTACAAGAGGTTGCCTATACTTAGGGAAAAAAGACTCAATTGAATATGAACGTAAGTTCCTACCACCAATAACAGTTTTTTCATCACCGTTTGCTAATACAATATCCTCAAAGTTTCGAGAATCTTCATAGCCAATTTCTTCAGGATTAACAGGAATTTGAACTTTATCATGTACACCATTACTTAACCAAATTTCCACTTTTATCCCTCCTTACTTTTTTGCAGCTTTTTTATCTTCGTCTATTCGTAAAA